GTCGTTCAGCTCTGATTGAACCGGCGTGAGCGCGTCAGCCACGCTGGATGCTCCGTTCTTGACCATCAGGTATTCGGACATCAGCGCCTTGGCGTGGTCCGTGTGCTCCTTGATGATGTCCAGCTCAAGACCGTAGGCGTCCCTGGCCTTGTCCCCCAGCTTGACCACGTCCTCCATGATCGGCTTCATCACGTCACTGTCCGTGGATACCAGCTTCTCGATGTGGGAGCCGAACTTTTCTGCGGCTTCTGAGATCCTCGGCCTGATTTCGTTGGCCTTGTTCCGCCTTTCCGATTCTGAAATTCGAGGATTGAGTTCCTGGAGTAGATCATTCTTGACCTCGCTGCGGATGACGCGGCGTTCGATTTCACGAGAGTCCTGACGTGAAACGGCCGGTTTCTGCTTCTGAAGCTCGGCCACTCGATCCTGGTACTCCTTGTCGTCGGCGGAAAAGCTGCGATCCGGGTTCTCCTTTTTCAGACGGTTGACCTCGTCCGCCGTGGCCTTGTACCAGGTCAGCAGTTTTTTCCTCTGTCCGGGATACTTGTCGCCCAGCACGCGCTCGGCGATTTCAGCACTGGCCAGTTCCTCCTGAGCCTCCTCCGGAAGCGTGGCGATGAACGCAGCGTCCGGATCCTCTGGCGGCCGGGCGGGAGGAGCGGCTGGTTTCGGAGTGACAGTCGGCGTCACTGGTGGCGCCACCGGATCGCTCAGATCGTCTGGCAGCTCGAACCGGACCTTTTTCTTGGGCTGCGCTGGATCGGGCTCGGCTGGCTTGTTTGGGTCCACCACTGGAGGCTCGTCCGGTTTCTTGGCTGCCGGTTCAGCCGGAGGCGCGGCAGGCTTGGCCAGCTCATCATCCTCTGGAGCGGCGGCTGGTGGCGGATCCTCGATCCCTTCGAGCATGTCGGCGAAACTTTGGCGGGCAAGCTCGTCGTCCTCTTCCTTCTTCTTGGCTGGATCGACATTGGCTGGCGGTTCGCCACCGTCGTCATCGTCCCCTTCCGGAATCTCCTGCGGTTTTGCAACCGGGGTGATCGGAGAATTGATGTCGATGTTCTGGACGGCTGGAACGATGGGGGCTGTGACTGGCTTAGGTTCTTCGGCGGCGGGCGCGGCTGGTTCAATGGTGTCTGGCATGGTGGTGGTGTGGTTGTTGGTTTAGCCCTGAGTGGGCAGTGAAACTTGCGGCGGCTCTGGAGGCGGAGGGGGAGCAGATCCTGGCGCGTCTCCGGCTGTCGGCATGTGGAGCGTCTCCTTGATGTCGTTGATGTCCTTCGCGTTTTTCTCCGTGATCATCGTGAGTCTTTGGATCAGCGCCATGACCTGCTGCTCGTCTTCGATCATCAGGTCGTCGGACTCTCCGGGTTTGATGTCCAGCTTCAGATCGATTCCGGACGCGAGCCTCGCGGCCTCGTTGATCAACTCGAAGTATTTCCCGGCGCCCATTTTCTTGAGCACGGCTGAAACGACCGGCTGCGGGGCGTTCGTGATGGCCGTCAGAATCTTGACGATGGCCTCTGCTGACTGCGTGGAGTTGGCCCGGTCAGTGCCGTCGCGGCTGGTGAAGATGTAGTCGTGAATCAACCTGAGCTTGCTGCCAGTGACGCTGTTGAAAACAAGCTGCCCGCCCAAATCGTCGATGTCCTCCTCGACCGGCTTGAGTCCAGCCTTGATGATGACGCTCTCTTGAAAACGATTGATGACCGGCAGCGTGACCACATCCTCTCCGCAAGCCTGCCACGACTCGTAGCAGATTCGCTTCTGCGCCGACCGGCCCTGATCGATGGCGTTGGAGATGTCCTCCTCCATGTTCTCCTTGGCGTTGGCCAGGAAGCTGGATTCAGTGGCGGAGATGCCGGACGGAGAGGCTTGGCCCTGCTCCTGGCTGGTCATGCTCTGCAAGCGGTCAGCCATGTTGATGACCGAAACGATGGCGTTGAAGATCGAAGTGATCTGGTTGTTCGGAGCGGATCGGACCACCTTGAAGATGTTGTCAGCCGTGAGCTGGATGCCGAGATCCTTCAGCTTCTCGAATGAGACGGAAAGGATGGCCGGATCGGAGTACCACTTCTCCGAGGACATCACCTCCTGAAAAGCCTTGAGCGCTTTCTGTCCGTCATCCGTGTTTGGGAAAACGTCCGTGTTGAGCACGGCCACCGTCCACAGATCGCGTTTGATCGATTCCAGCAGTTGCGTGTACAGGTTGGTGAGCTGGTCCTGGAACTGCATCAACTCGTGGCCCATGCTGATGTTCAGCAGGCGACCGTCGTGCTGGTTCCACCCGAAGTATGCGCCAGGCCCGCTGGGCATGATGTCAGCGAAGACGACGGTCTTGTCTCCGGCCACCTTCAACTGAAGCCATATCGGGTATGGGTATTTTCCGATGCCCCACTTTCTTGGAATCATCTTCACGAATAGCTCGGTGAAGAACGTGGACGTGTCCCCCATCTCGGACGTGTAGATGCCGACGTTGGCCTTGCGGTCATTCTCGGCTGGCACGTCCTGCTTGGCGACAGGTGGGACAATGCGGTCTTGGAACTGATCGAAGAAGGCCGTGAACTTCTGGAATATCTCCATCGTCCGGTCGTACGTGACGAGCTTCCGATTGAAGAACGAAGGGTCGTTCGAGATGTCCTTCCAGCGCATCACGTCCCAGTAGCCCACCCATTCACAACCGTTGTCCTCGTTGATGGAGGCCAGCGGGTACTGGTTGTCGTAGATGACGCGGCTGGGATCTGGAGTTACCCACGACACGCCTTCCTTCACCACGCGGGCTATCTTGGAAATCTTTCCTTTCTCAGCGAACTCCGGGGCAACCGGAGCCTTTGCCCACTGAACCTCCCGTTCCCAACTGGCTCTCGGAAACGAAACTGAGAACGGATAGAGCAGCATGTCCCGGACGATTTGCTCCTGCGTGTGCCGGTAGCCGTACTGGTCAGCCATGATGTCCATCCGCTGGCTGACGAGTTCCGCCCTGAGCTTGCCGACGAGCGCCGTGGACCGCGCCTCATACTTGAAGAATGGCCATAGGTTGTTGTACTTGTTGCACTGGGCCGCCTTCCGCCTCGTGATGACACTCCTCACGAGGTTGATGTTCATGTCGAAAAACTTCGGAAGGTCGATGTACTTCTTTCCTTCCTTTGCCTTGATGAACCGCTCTGAACCAGGAAGGGTTTGCAGTGACTTTTCGCACTTCTCGAAATTGATCCGCCCCTGGGCGTACATCATCAGCGGGACGATCTGCTTGTTGATCGGGACCGAGTCCCAGGCCATTTGCAGGGATCCGAAGTGGGCGTTGTTGGTCAGGTTGAAGACGACCTGCTCGTTGATCCAGGAAAGGATCATGTTCTCGAACTGCTCCCGCTTGTCGATGTCCTTCTTGATCCGGCGTTCCAGTTTCTTGCGAGTGGCATCCCCTGAGTCCTCCGCCACTTTGGCGAGGATCTTTTCGGACGGCATCTCGGCCGTGAAGAATTCACGGAGGCGCTCGCGGGTAACGCCCGACTCCGCCAGAATTTCCATGTCAATCATGCCCTGGAGTCTCCTTGACGATTGTCAGCGTGGCACCACGCGAACAGAGAAAGTAACTTCGCTCCAGGAAAATGAGATGGAGCGTGACGTACGCCGGGATGCGGTCCTGCTTGAGCCATTTTTTGAGGCACGGATCCGGAATGAAATAGCGGGCCGCAAGTTCCTCTGGCTGGCAGTGGATCGTGCGGCATAGCTTGTAGAATTTGTCCCGTGTCCATTCTTCACCGGTCAGTCCGTCTTTGGCGTTCTGACGCCGAACGAGCATGATGCGCTCGTTGTCTTCCTTGGTCAGTACCCCGCCCCCATCGAGTTTTCGGCGGGCACGTTGTCGGACATGTTTGATTTTGCCCATTCCAGTACGGGTTGAGTTTCGTCGCCTGCGTTGCTGTCGCCTTCTTCGTTGGCGTCCTCCGCGTCGCTCATGCTCTCGCCGTCCGGAAGCTTGTCGATCTTGATCTTGTCGATGGAGAACTTGCCCTGCTTGTCGCTGAGTTCATCCACTGACACGTCGAGGACCAGCCGGCATTTCTCGCCAGGTTCCTTGCGGGAAAAATACTCGGCCAGCGCGTCCTTGTTCTCGAAGTCCAGAATTACTTTGTCGCCCAGGTCTTGCATGGTTGATGTGTATGCCTGAGCGGACGGTCTGGCAAGGCAAACATTTACGACCCACCACAGCGAATCACCGATGGGGAGGTCTGGCCGTAGCTGAAAAAACTCCGGCCGCGAGTCTTGATGTAGAACCGGCCGTACGTTCCGCTGTCAAATTTGTGGCGCCACTTCGAGGTCTTGAGTGGCATTCCCGGATCCTTTGCGCTCTCCGGCAGGTGCATGAACATGCTCACCGAGGTCCGCGCCGTGGCGGACACAAGCAGCGTGGAGTCAGCCAGCTCGCTGCGTGTCATGTGGACCCTGGCCTCGACGCTGCCAGGACCATGCGGGCATCCGATGATCTTGATCTTGTCGTGTCCCTCGTCTGGCTTGAACCCGTTCTCCTTGGCCACCTCGTTGTACACGTCCTCGAATTCCTTCATGTCGTAGGAACCAGACGAAGCCCGATACTGGTTGATGGCCGCCTCGTCGCCGACGTGGACGAACTTGAACGGATGCTTCACTGTCTCGCGCCAGAACTTCATGCGCTCAATCACGCGCCACGCCAGCTTGCGAAACATCACCTTCTCGCCGAGATAGTCGATGTCGTCCAACCATAGCCAGCGCATCTTTCCGTCCTTGTACACCACGAGCTGCTGGATGCTGATGCTGGAGTTCACATTTCCAGGGTCGTAGGAGATGATGAGCGGGAACCCTTTTTCCGGGAGCAGGCCAATGCCGTTCTTGGCATCACCAACAACATGCTTGTTGAAGAAGAAGATGTCGGAGAACAGCGCGTTGCCCACCGGCCGGGCCACCCACTCGCCGGCAATCAATCGCTCGAACGCGGATGGATCGAACCGGCACTCAGCCATCACGCGGCGTTTATTTTTTTCGATCTGCTCCGGAGTCCAGAAAACATTCTCCGACATCGGGACGGCAATCGCCTTGTAGTTCTTCGCCGACTCCTCGTCCTCCAGTGGCTGCTTGAAAAACAAATCGTGCAGCCAGTGTTCCTCTCCAAGCTCTGGCGGGTTGCAGGTTCCGACGAACTGAGGATTGGCAATTCCAGGTCGTCGCATCTGCTGCGCGATCTTGGTGAAATACGCCGGGTCGTCGGCCAGACCTATTTCGTCGAACAGCACAAACCCAGGCTCAGTTCCGTACGCCTTGCTGGTCAGCGTGGCTGAAGTGGATCCAGGCGGGAGTGACTTGAGCACGATGCGCGACCAGCCTCCAAACTTGTTTCCCACGAAGATGAGCATGGCCTTGGTCTTCGGGTCCATCTTCGGTTCCGAGAAATCAAGCCCGATGCCGTCGTACCATTCCGGCAGGACATAGGTCACGAGCTTCTCCCACACGCCGCCCTCCGTGGACGAGGAGTGGAACATGGAGATCATCAGCCCGAGGTTGTTGAAATTCTCGTGCATCTCCTTCACCTCCTTGTGGACGGCGATGGTGGATTTGCAGGTTCCCTTTGGACCGTGGAGCAGGATGTTTTCGGTCTTGTCCCACATGAACTCCAGCCCGACCGGACCCATCTTCGGCATCCAATATTCCACGGGCGGCTTGGACTTCTTGGTCTTGGGAGACTTGGACGGCGGAGCCTGCGAGTTGATCCACTCAGCCTCCTCCTCCATCGCCTCGCCCAGCAGGGAAGCCTGGTAGAAATCTTGGTCAGTCGCCATTGTTTCCCATGTGGACTGCCACGTTGCTTCCCGACGCAGCGTTGATGCCGAGAATCTTTTTTGGCCGTCCGTGATTGCCCCTGTTCTTGCCGAGTTTCTCGGCCTCCAGTTGCAGGTAGAACGACTTGGTGATCCGGTCGTGCGCCGACATTTGCAATTCGTAGAGCTGGATGTGGTAGTCGCGCAGAACTTTTTCCCTCGGGATCAGCAGCGCCTTGGCCACCGGATCCTCCACGGCCAGCAACTCTTTTATTTCGTCCGATGTCTCCTGCTCGGCCGCTCGGATTTCGTTGTAGGATTTAATGAGCCCGCCCGTGACCGACCGAAGCGTGCAGAGGGCGAACTTGGACTGGAGGCTCTCGGCAGCCACCATGAATTCCACCGTGCTGGCATTCTCCCCCAGCTTGTTCAGTTGCTCCCGGTATGCCTGCTCCTGATCGGTCAGTGACTTCATCAGGTCCAGGTCTTCCACGGACTCCGGAACTTCCGGCTCGGACGGAATCTCCGGACGGTAGATGCTGGTCGTTTCCTCGCTCTTGGCGCCCATCGGCCTTTCGACACTCTGCTGCACCGTCCCCCATCGCTCACGCAGGGCGCTGTTCTTGTTCACGGCCTGCCAGAGTTTCTGTGAATCCCATCCATCCCATCCGTGGTCCCGCTCAAGAATCTTGGCAGCATCGGCGTAATCACCCAGGGCCGCCTTCATGGCGGAGTGAATCGCTTCGATGTGGTCTGCGTTAAGGAGTGCGGCCATTGCCCCGGAAGCTACCCGCCACCGAACGTG